TTATACTTCTTTTAGTCTTGCAGTAAAGTGGCGTAATACTCTGGGTTCATATGTAAAATCCAGACCCTTAATATTGAGAATATTTTCTTTCACGTGCTCAAATGCCTCAATAATAAAATCCATGTGAGTTTGTGTATAGGTCGCTCTGGGGATCGTTAATCTCAGTAGTTCAGCGGGACATTGTAGCTGTTGCCCTGTTTTAGGGTCTCTGCCGAGTAAGAACGAACCTATTTCAACAGCTCTAATTCCAGCTACCTTATAGAGTTCGCATGCAAGAGCTTGTGCTGGAAATTGCTCTGAGGGAATGTGTGGCAATAATTTGCCTGCATCAACAAATGCCGCATGGCCACCAGCCATCTGGCATTTAACGCCGATATTTTCAAGTCCGTCCACGAGATACTGAATTTGTCCGGTACGATAAGCTAACCAGTCCTGGCGCATTCCGTCATACAAACCAACAGCAAGGCGTTCCATTGCACCACCTTCCAGACCCCCATATGTAGGGAAACCCTCCTGGACCACACATAGGGTTCGACATTCGTTATAAATATCGATAAAGCTATCATTTTTAAAACACAACAACCCTCCCATTGGCACCATAGCATCTTTTTTTGCCGACATTGCCAGCATATCAGCATACTTATAAGTTTCTCTTGTGATATCTTGGATAGTCCAGTCTTTATATTCAGACTCTCTTTGCTGAATGAAGTATGCATTTTCAGCAAAACGTGCGGAGTCCATTACTACCGGGATATCATATTTTTGTGCAATACTGTAAACCGCTCTGAGGTTGGCCAGAGATACGGGTTGGCCTCCCGAAGAGTTACATGTGATCGTCGATACGATATAAGGAACATGCTGGGCACCAACTTCGAGTATTCCTTTTTCTAAAGCATCAAGATCAAAATCGCCTTTGAAATCGTCATAGTTAGATGTATCAAAGGCAGTATGAGTATAAACATTTCTCACTGTACAACCATTAATTTGACTATGGCCTTGTGTCGTGTCGAAGAAATAGTTAGAGAAGACAACCATTTTAGACCGGTCCAGACCCTTTTCCACTTCTCGCTTTTTAATGAGGGTCGGAATGTAGATCTGTTCTGCGCCACGGCCCTGGTGAGTTGGGATTGTATACTCATAATTGAATATATCTTTTACTGCGTCGGCCAGAGCATAGTAACTACGACTTCCGCTATACGCTTCGTCTCCTCGCAGCATGGCTGCCTGCATGTTTTGGGTGACGGCACCGGTTCCGCTATCGGTGAGTAGATCGATAAAGACATCTTTACTATCAAGCAAAAACGGGTTCATCCCTGCTTTTTGAATAGCATTTTCGCGGTATTTTCTGGTTGTACGTTGCACTGGCTCGATGACTTTAATACGAAAAGGTTCTGGCAAATGTTTAAAATGTTCCATTATTTAATCCTTTATTTTATTTAGAGTATAAGAAGCCAATGGTTCGTTATGAACGAATCATGGTTTAAAACGGGATGCATTAAATACTCGACCGCGGCTTATTAGCATGCGCGCTGTCCAGGCATTCTGTGCCACAAAGGAGTGATACAGAAAATAAACCTGCACTGTTCATGCATCTAAGACTAGGCTGAATAATTTATGGCATGACAGAGCTTGACCGACGTGTGTTAGTCTTGCTGTCGAATGATAAGCAAAGAGGGGGGGTTATGGATGATGATTGGCAATCAGATTGTCAACATTAAACCAACGGTCGTCGGTATATGATTTCATAAAACGGCTCATAATAATGAACTCCTGTTAGACTCGTTGCCATACTATTAAAGACATGATTTTTGTCTATGTCATAATTAACTCTTTGTGATCTCGATCAAAAATTGAAAGCTGAATAATAGAAATAGGCTAATTTGTATAAAATATATTTAACATTTTCTAAAAAACAAGTTCGACTATTTAACTTTTAGAAGGGGATAAGTGTTGGGGGCTTTTGTCTATTTGTAGGCGCGCCGGATTATTTATCCCGACATGGAGTACCAACATCTGTAACGCATTTAGTCGCTCATAAGGCAATCAATTTGTATCTACCCTTCTCGGGTTCCGCAAATCGCTGGAGTTTGATGCGCGGAGGACGCGAAGTCAGGTTTTGCATGGAAGGATAACTTCTATTCAATACGCTAGACCTGATCCTCGATGCTGCTATTGACGGACACGGCCTCGCGTATCTGCCTTATGAACTGGTTCAACAGGCTATTCAAGAAAAAAACTGCCCCGTGTTCTGGAGATATTTACGCCAGACTTACCAGGTATCATCTGTACTAGCCACACCGCCGCCATGCAGGTTCGGCATTTTCTCTGTTAATTAATGTGCTGAAGGGGTATGGGGCTGTTTAACTATTCTTTTTGATGGAAGTTCCGTGCGTTCTGAGGGAACTAATACACCTTATTGCAACGTCCGCTTCTGGCACAAAGCTGACATCTGAATCTGGGTCATATCGAAAAAACTGCCATATGTTGATCTGGTAACTCTCAAGTATGACGTGGCGCTTGTGATTCTTGATGCAAATTTACAATTCATTCTTTCTTACGCCCTCAAACATGCAGTCTACAAATTTTCAAGTTTCGAATATAGATGTGGCCTGTAGTTAGTTTAGGCGGTACATAACTCCAGTCGTATACATGTGTGCTTTCAAACCGTTGCAAATTCCGTGAGATACGGTTATAAATATACTGTATATGTATACAGTAATTCATCGCGGAGGGAAAAATGAAAATTGGGCTAACCATTGATCGCATGAAGAAACTTCCTGATGGAGCTATACCTGCGCTCGAGTCAGAACTGTTGAAAAGGCTCAGCAAGCAGTTCGATGATTGCCAGCTAACGATCAAGCGTGCCAGTAATGATGGTTTGACTGTTTTCGGGGGCGACAAGAAAGAGGTCGAACATATCGTGCAGGAGACCTGGGAAAGCGTGGACGAGTGGTTTTATTAATCGCGTGAATTTCACTGGAGCAGCTTCAAAGAGTATCGCTGTTTGCGTTCCCCTGGCTGTTCCCGATTACTGTTTACCGCGTCAATAAGTCGCTCTGGGGGAAATAGTGTGTAGTGCAGATGCCTTTAATGCAGATGATCAATGGTACGACGTGGTCAGAAGGGCCGATAAAGCAGTTATCTATAGCTTCCCGGCTGAGGGCAGATATCTGGTTTATCGAGTAAATGGAATAGTTTCATTACGACCGTTACTCGAAGAGGAAGAAATTTTCACTCTCAACGGGTTTATGAAATTTGCAAAACGGCTTGGGTACCGAATTACACCACCGTCTGATATTATTCTTTCATAGGTCTGAACAACCTATACCTGATGCGCCACGGAGAGAACCATGGCGCTAGAATTACAACTTATCAAACACCATTCAGGAATACTGATCCCGGCTACCCCCGAGACCAGCGATATCCTGCAATCCAAAACCCGGCTCGGCGATGTTCTTGTTGCCGAGTTCAGGCGGGTACGAAACCCGGCATTTCACCGGCGCTTTTTCGCTCTTCTCAATCTCGGTTTTGAATACTGGGAACCAACCGGCGGGGCTATCTCGAGTAACGAGCGGAAGCTGATCACCGGCTACGCCAAGTTCCTGGCTTCTTATGGCGGGAATGAAGGCGCGCTGATCGATGCTGCCGAGCAGTATCTGGAACAGGTTGCGTATCGGCGCGTCACAAATGGCATTAGCCTGTGCAAATCCTTCGATGCTTACCGTTCATGGGTGATCGTCGAGGCAGGTCACTTTGATGCCATTCAGTTACCCGACGGAACACTCAAAAAGCATCCTCGCAGCATCTCGTTTGCCAACATGGACGAACTCGAGTTCCAGCAACTCTATAAAGCTGCGCTCGATGTTCTCTGGCGCTGGGTCCTTTCCCGTTCATTCCGCAGTCGTGATGAGGCAGAAAATGTCGCCGCGCAGCTGCTCGGCTTTGCGGGGTGATGGAATGAAGAAGAGCTGGTTCCATCATACCGACTGCAGCACCGAACAGGCCGACGAACTGGTTAAGCGTTACAAAGCGCGCGGCGTGCGAGTAGAGCGCAGCCTTAATCCGGATTACGTGACCTGGACTGTCAGTGCATTCCTGCCGACCTCAAATACACCAGCCCGCCCGGACAGTCGATGGCGAAACCGGATGTGGGGGTGAACGTGAAGACATATCAAATCACTTTGCCCTGGCCGCCGAGCAACAACCGGTATTACAGGCACAACCGCGGGCGCACGCATATCAGTGCTGATGGCGTCGCGTATCGCTATGCGGTGGCCAGTGTCATTCGAAGCGCTCGTCTTAATATCCGGACGGCTGCACCACTCAAAATCCTAATTGAATGTCACATGCCCGACCGCCGGCGCCGTGATCTGGATAACCTGCAAAAAGCTGCATTCGACGCTTTAACCAAGGCGGGGTTCTGGCTGGATGACTGCCAGGTTGTCGACTATCGCGTTGTGAAAAAGCCTGTCGTTAAGGGCGGGAAATTAGAACTCACCATTACCGAGCTGGAGACCGCATGAACCTTGAAAACACCCTCAAATATCACTTCGCCAAATCGACAATGATTAATGATTCTCCGCGTGCAACGGCGTCAGACTCATTAACCGGGACGGATATTATGGCCGCTATGGGCATGACGCAGGAACGGGCAGCATTGGGTTATAGCGCCTTTCTCGGGAAGATGGGTATCAGCAACAATGACCGGGTGAGGGCGATTGAGTTGCTGGCTCAGTATGCGCTGACCAAGTGCGATCGGGTGGCTGCTCTGCGCAAACTGGATGCCGGGGTTAAGCCACTAGTGATGCATCGCTTGGCCAGCTTCGCGTTCGAGGACTATTCCCGCAGCGCCGCCAGCGAGAAGCTGTGCGATGGCTGCAATGGGGAAGGATTTATTGACGCTGAGGTTTTCAGCATGAAGTCTCACACTCCTGCAAAAGAGAAGAGGTTCGTGAGGATGTCCCTGAACATGGGCGCTGAGGATATTCGTCCTTCTGAGTATGAGGTGCGCAGGGAGGTCAGAGAGGTAGCGCGCGTTCTCTGCCCTCAGTGTAAGGGCAAGAAGGTTGTAAGTTGTGCCTGTAAAGATTGCCATGGACGCGGGAAAGCCGTTAATCAGGTTCTTACAAAACAACAGGGCGTTCCGGTTCTGGCTAATTGCAAACGCTGCAGTGGGCGGGGGTATGAACGAATTCATTCCACTAAGGCTTACGCCGCGGTGTGTCAGATAACGGATGCAATCAGCCTCGATACCTGGAAGAAGTCTGTTAAGCCATTCTACGACCAGCTCATCACCAAGTTTGATATCGAAGAGGCATGGGCTGATGCGCAGCTGAAGCAGATAACAAAATAGGGCGTGAATTTATCGTGAGCTATTTACTTTTCCCGAATCTGTGATAATTTTGCTCTAACGATGGGTTATTGCCTTCGTTTAAAGCCCTGCGGTTAACCCCGTGGGGCTTTTTGCTTAATAGCGATTTAAGTATTACTAAAATCATCAATATTCATTGCCTCTTATAATCTCTATATCAAAGAGGAGGGGGAATGATGGAAGAAGGCTTTTACTGGATTCAACACAACGGCAGAGTACAGGTTGCTTACTTTAGCAATGGTGTTACAGAAGACCTTGAGACGGGACTAACTTGTAATGGCATTTGGCACCTGACACAGGGTGACGACATCTGCGACAACGGAGAGGCCGAGGTGATTGAAGGCCCTCTGCCTGTACCATTTAAATGAATATATTCATTTGATTACGTGGCAGATTCTCCATACTGCACATATGCTTCATAAGCATCCTGCGGAATGGATGTTTCTGAAAGCGTTTTTGTGGTGGATCCCCCTAAGCGGAGGGGCGGTTCAGCAGGACATTTCTCCAGAGTGTCCAACCAGCGCGCGGAAATGAATGCTGTGATCATTTCCACCGGGAGGCACCCGGCACCACTCCCTCAGTTATTGCCAACTTAGCTATTTATGCCTGCTTGTCCGAGCAGGCTTTTTTTTGTGAATGGTGAACAGTATTGACCGGGTGAATGAATTAATCGTAATTTATTCACGTGGTGAATCCTTTCTAAGCGAAAGGGCGTTCCAGTCAACTGCTATCTGCAGGTATGCGCGCGGCTTTGCTGACTGGGGTAGAGTCACCGGGAGGCACCCGGCACCATGACAACAACAATACAAGTTTCAAATTCCTTGAGAGCCTGCCATAAAAAGCAGGCCTTTTTTTATGGTTTTGTAATCTGTTGCTACGCTTTGAGTTGTGGGATGTGCCTAATTCTCCGGTGGTTCTCCTGAGCCTATAGTGATTCAGCCGATACAGCTTCACTCCACAGAATAGGTCGCACTCACACCTACCTTACAAATAGTCAACTCATTGGCCCGCTTCGAAAGAGCGGGCTTTTTTTATTCCCAAATTCAGCACCCGCACAAAGCGAGGTGAGAGTATGTATCGCATGGACAAACTAACCACCGGTGCTGCATACGGCGCTTCAGCCGGTAGCATCCTAAACGGCATGCTGAATGCCTACAGTCCCGAGCAGTGGAACGCTATCGGCGTGCTGGTGGGTATCATCATTGCAGTGATGACGTACCTGACAAACCTCTATTTCAAAATCCGCGAAGACAACCGCCGCAGTAGGAGCCGAGATGAACCCGACACTCCGAAATAAGCTGGTGGGCGCCATTGTTGGCGGAACCGGTGCAATCTCTATTGCTGCTGTCATGCTAGGCAATGCAGATGGTCTTGAAGGACGTCGCTATTACGCTTATCAGGATGTTGTCGGCGTCTGGACTGTTTGCGATGGGCATACCGGCGCCGACATTCGCCGCGGCCACCGCTACACCGACAAAGAGTGCGACAACCTGCTGAAGGCAGATCTGCGAAAGTTGGCAAACGCCATCGACCCGCTGATTAAGGTTCACATCCCTGAGCCTACCCGCGCCGCGCTTTACTCTTTCACCTATAACGTGGGAGCTGGAGCGTTTAGCAGATCAACGCTGCTAAAGAAACTGAATGGCGGCGATGTTCCGGGTGCATGCAAAGAACTTCAGCGATGGACGTATGCCGGTGGCAAGCAGTGGAAGGGACTGGTAACCCGCCGGGAGATTGAGCGCGAAGTTTGCGGGTGGGGCCAGAAATGAGCCGATTAACAGCCATCATTTACGCTGTCGTTATCTGCCTGCTGGGTTCCATGGCCTGGGCGGTTAACCACTACCGTGGCAACGCCATCATCTACAAAGACCAGCGCGATAAAGCCACGGAGAAGCTCATCCTGGCGAACGCCACCATCAAAGACATGCAGACCCGCCAGCGTGACGCAGCGGCACTGGATGCTAAATACACAAAGGAATTAGCCGATGCGAAATCTCAGCTTGAAGATCTGCAGCGTTGCGTTAGCAATGGCAAGTGTGGGCTGCACGTCAACGCCAGATGTCCCGCGAACGGAACCGCCGGCGCCAGCGGCGTGGGCGATGCTTCCGGCCCCAGACTTACTGACTCCGCTGAACGGGATTATTTCACCCTCAGAGAGCGAATCGTCACAGTGACGAAGCAGGTTGGCTATCTGCAAGACTACGTCCGCGAGCAATGTCTGAAATGAGTGTTTTCAACATAATATCATTCCTCATTTGGACTACTAAGACCCGAGGGATTTAAACCTGATATTTTGAAATACTCTAAAACATCAGTAACTTTTCGTCCTCGTTTGGCTGCATCAGTACGATACAAAGTTTCGACAAGTTTACTTAGTTGGGTACAGTAGTTTTTAATTTCATCTAACGTAATGGTTTTATCATTTTGGTCGCTGTGCAAAACTTCATCAAATGAGGGTTCGCCAGGTTCAGAATCAGTCCAAAAAACAAGCTTAACTGTATTGTGAGCAATAATGTTCCTCACTCTAGTTAATTCTTCAATATGCTGAAATGCCTGAATAAGGTCTTGTTGAAGGTCGGGGTGTTCATTGATGTTTTTAAGTAGATCAATGATAAGTTTTATTTTCCGCCCTAAAGCTAAATCTTTGACGTGTTTGTAAATGGCAGGAGGGGTTAGTTCTTCCAGAAGACTTCGTGTAAATGATTCTACTGCTCCAAATTCCAACATGAAATTTCCAATGTGTGGTGCCCATTTATCGATGTCTACTATTTTCACTGCGGCCTCCAGATTTAGCCTCAACTAAAGTTTCTATACTCCGAGATACCCAAGTAATTATTAAATTATAATTGGTGGGTAAGGGTGCTTAACTAGTGCTCCTTCGCTAATCATCTGATCTACAAGCGTTAATGGCCAGACAATGCCAATCTGGGGATCGTTAGTAGAAAATTTAACTCTACCAGAATATACCCCCATTAATCTGAAATATTTGAACTTTCTAATCTGCCTAATATCGTTGATGTTCACATCAGCAATAATTTTAGCTGCTTCATTATCACCCTTAAGACTTTTTTTAAATATCTCTTCGTATCTGGGGTTGTAAATGTAATCCTCTCGATCTTCGCTTGCGAAAACAGGGGAACCAGACATTCCAGGATTGGAGAACGTATCGATGTATATTTTGAATATATCATCAAATATTAGATAAGGTTCGCTAGCAACTGTACCCTTCTTCCATATTGGTAACTGTGATGAGACGCTTTGCCCCCATGGGAAGCCGACTATGAATAAGTTTGAAGTGATCTCAACGGCAATGTCATCTACGATGTCAATATCTTTTTGTGTAGTGATGGAAGGACGTTGAATGGGGGCGACTTGTATTTTTAAAGCAACCAGGTCAACGCCTTTTTGCCTATCCTTATGTTCAAAGAACTCTGTAGAATCATCGATATCTAAGTTGACTTCAGCCACAATGCGAACTTCATTTTCGGAGAAATTCAATATATCAAAAGATATGCGATCAGGTGAGTCTGGGTAACCCGATATTAATGATTCAGGTTTTTTTGGTTCCCTTCCAGTCAACACGTGATAATTGGTTATAAGAAAGTGCTCTCCATTGTATTCATAAAAAAATCCTGTTCCTGAACCAATCTTAATTTGGTTTTTAAATAAGTTTAAATTTAATGAAAAAAATGAAATATTTGAAACTTCCATCCATTGCTCCTTTTTAATCATCTTAAAGTTAGATGTAATGAGACTTTAATTTTTTTTACAAGACTAGCATCCTTCTACGAGTGTTTCACTAATAGGCGTAAACTATGGCAAAACCGGACTGGGGCGAGCTTCAGCAACGGTTCCTGTCCGAACATGCCGTAACTGGCGTATCACCGAAAGAATGGTGTGAAGCGCAGGGACTGAACTACGCTAGCGCACGCCGATATATTAAAAAGCCAGCTGCGCAAAGTGCGCAAAAACCTGTACAGAAGAAAGTGCGCACTGCGCAAATTGAAAGCAGCGCAAAAGAGTTGCTGGACGCCAAACTGAGTCCAAAGCTAAAGCGCTTTATAGCTGAATACCTAAAGGACCAAAATGCCACGGCGGCCGCAGAGCGAGCTGGATACAGTGACCCAAACTACGGCCGCCAGCTCATAGCGAATCCTAACGTTGCGCAGGCTATTGCGCAGCAGCAGAAAGCCTCCATTGCGCGCACGCTTGCTGATGCCGATGAAGTCCTCACGCAGATGTGGCAGCTCGCCACCTTCGATGCCAATCAGCTTTCACAATACCGCCGCGGCGCGTGCCGTTACTGCTGGGGTTATGGTCACCACTATCAGTGGCGCGACGCTGTTGAGTTTGATGAAGAGACGGCAAAAGTCGAGGGAAGGGAAGGTGCCAGGCTGCCGCAGGATACTGGCGGCTATGGTTACGACCACAACCGAGAACCAAACCCAGAATGCCCGCGCTGTAATGGGGACGGCATCGGCCAGCCTTATTTCCCGGACACCCGGAAACTCCCTCAAGTCTCACGGCTCGCATACTGCGGCGTAAAGGTCGGCAAGAATGGCGTTGAAATCACAGCTATCAGCCGTGAAAGAATGTTCGAAGCGGTAATGAAGCGTCTTGGGCTGGTTGATAGCAAATTCGCGCAGCGCCTGCAGCACATCGAAATCGAACGCCGGCAGCTGGAGGTTGAGAAACTCCGTAAAGAACTGGCCGGTGATAGTGACGACGACGAGCCAACCCCAGTTCAAATCAATATCAACGTAGTGGACGCGAGGGCGGACGATGGGGATCAGCCCGACACTTAACATTCCTCAGGCGCGGTTCCTCGCAATGCAGCACAAGTTTAAAGCCTACGTTGCTGGGTTCGGTTCCGGTAAGACGTGGGTGGGTTGTGGCGGCATCTGCAAAGGGATGTGGGAGCACCCTAAAATCAACCAGGGTTACTTTGCGCCGACGTACCCGCAGATTCGTGACATCTTCTACCCGACGATTGAAGAGGTGGCCTTTGACTGGGGGCTGAGTGTCAAAATCAACGAGGGGAATAAAGAGGTTCACTTCTACGAAGGGCGACGATACCGCGGGACTACTATCTGCCGTTCGATGGAGAAACCCGGCTCGATAGTCGGTTTCAAAATCGGTAATGCGATGGTGGATGAGCTGGACGTCATGGCGGCTGCCAAAGCGCAGCAGGCCTGGCGAAAAATCATCGCCCGTATGCGTTATAACGTTGATGGGTTACGTAACGGCATTGATGTTACGACCACACCGGAAGGTTTCAAATTCGTCTATCAGCAGTTCGTGAAGGCGGTACGGGAAAAGCCCCAACTGGCGGCCCTGTATGGACTGATTCAGGCCAGCACGTTCGATAATGCGAAGAATCTACCCCCTGATTACATCCCGTCGCTGCTGAGTTCTTACCCTGACGAACTGATTCAGGCATACCTGCGAGGGAAGTTCACCAACCTTAACAGCGGGACCATTTACCACACCTTTAACCGCAAGCTGAATAACTGTTCTGACGAGATTCAGGATGGGGATCCGCTGTTTATCGGTATGGACTTCAACGTTGGAAAAATGGCCGCGATTGTTCACGTTAAGCGTAATGGCCTGCCGCGCGCGGTTCGTGAGCTGGTGAAGGTCTACGACACACCGGCGATGATTAAGCGTATCCAGGAAGAGTTCTGGCGCTACGAGGATGGCCGTTATGTGAAGAGCCGGGAGATTTACATTTATCCGGATGCCTCTGGCGACTCCCGCAAATCGCAGAATGCCAGCAAGACCGATATTGCTCAGCTCAACGATGCCGGATTCAGCGTCATTGTTGATGATGCCAACCCGCCGGTTAAAGACCGCATCAACTCGATGAATGCTATGTTCTGTAACGCCAACGGCGAGCGCCGCTATCTGGTGAACGTCCAGAACTGCCCGGTTTATACCGAAAGCCTCGAGCAGCAAATCTGGGCGGCAAATGGCGAACCGGACAAATCAGCAGATAACGATCACCCCAATGATGCTGGTGGGTACTTTATCGTGAAGGATTACCCGATCGTAAAACCGGCATACTCAATCACCATGGATACCACTTTCTGATATGGCAAACGACGACATCACCTGGGTTCGACCAGAACACCGGGCGGCTTCTGCTGCCTGGAGGAAATACAGGGACTTCTGCAAAGGAGCCGAGGCCGTAAAAGCGGCGGGTAATAAGTATCTGCCTTATCTCGACCCAACCGATAAATCCACACGCAATCGCAAGCGCAATGAGGACTATCTGAGCCGCGCGGTGTTCTATGCGATTGCCGGCAACACGAAGATAGGCATGCTTGGGATGGCGTATCGCAAGGACCCCACGTTTAATGGTCCTGAAAAGCTGAAATACCTGTTGGACAATGCTGACGGGGCCGGTACCAGCATCTATCAACAGTCACAGCTGGTGGCCGAGAACGTGCTGGAGGTGGCGCGAGAGGGGCTTTATGTCGACTACGCACAAGCATCCGACGAGGCGATCATCCTCCGCTATCCGGCAGAGAATATCATCAACTGGCGAACAAAGCGTATCAACGGGCGCGATCAACTGGTGCTGGTGGTCCTGCGCGAATGCGTAGAAGAGCCGGATGGTTACGCTTACAAGGATGAAATCCAGTACCGCGAGCTCGCGCTGGAAGAAGGGAGGTTCATATGCCGCGTATGGCGCCGGGCTGGTGGCACCGCAAGCGGAACCTACACCGTCGACAGCGAATATCATCCGAAGCCTAAAGGAAAGGACTACTGGGACGAAATTCCGTTCACCTTTGTCGGTGCCCAAAACAATGATCCTACTATCGATGATTCGCCGCTGGCCGCGCTGGTGGAAATAAACCACGGACATTACCGCAACAGTGCTGACTATGAAGACAGCGTATGGTTCTGTGGCCAGGTACAGCCGTATATGACCGGGCTTGATACCAACTGGCGCGATCACCTCGAGAAGAAGGGCGTGAAAATTGGTTCCCGATCACCTCTTTTGCTTCCCAAGGAGGGTTCGTTTGGTTATGCCCAGGCGCAGCCGAACATGCTGGCTAAAGAGGCCATGGATAGCAAGCGCGATTACATGGTGCAGCTTGGCGCCCGGCTGATTGAGCAGAACGCCACGGCAAAGACGGCAACCCAAGCGAGCGGTGAGCAAACATCCTCAACATCGGTGCTCGGTATCTGCGTTTCAAACGTTTCTGAAGCCTATACGCTGGCGCTTGGCTGGTGTGCGAAATACCTAGGCATTAAGGGAGAATCGACGAGTTACACCATCAACCAGGAGTTCATAGCGAAGGTCGCGGAGTCTGGCATGGTAACGGCAATCGTCAACGCCTGGCAGTCCGGTGCGCTGCGCGATAGCGATATGATTCGCGCGCTGCAGAAGCTCGATCTCATTGACCCGGCAGACAGCCCGGACGAGGTTATTGATGCGCTTCGCAATCAGGCACCCACGTTGACCGGAGGCTGATATGGCCACCATTAACGAAAGCCTTCGCGATGAGTCGATTGCACATTCCGTCTGGTTAAGTCGCTACGCCACTGGTGTGGCAAATCGGATGGTGAAGTTGCTTAACGAGACGGACGCAGATCTGTCAGCCCGCCTGCTCGATGCGCTGGACAGATTGCCTCCTGAGAGCTTCACCGTTAACCGTCTGGAGAGTTTACTGGGCAGCGTGCGCGAACTTAACCATCAAGCCGTAGCGTCCATGCAGGCAGGGCTCGAAAATGAGCTGGTGGCACTGGCAAAGAACGAAGCCAGTTATCAGCTGAGCCTGTTCGACTCCCTTCTGCCATCACAGGTCCTGTCGCACTATCCGCTGCAGGGCATTACAGCCGATATGGTGTATGCCGCGGCGATGGCGCAGCCCTTTCAGGGGCGGTTGCTGAGTGAGTGGGCGGATAATCTGGAATCGGACAGGCTGGCGCGTATCGTGAACGCCGTCCGCAGGGGTTATCTTGCTGGCGACACGGTAGAAACTATCGCGCGCAATGTTCGTGGCCACGCCAACAAAGACTATCGCGACGGCGCGCTGCAGATGAGCAGGGCAAACGCCGCCAGCATCGCTAAAACAGCTGTGAATCATCTGGCTGCCACAGCGCGCAACAGCTTCACCAGTGCCAACAGTGATATCGTTAAAGGTAAACAGTGGCTGTCTACGCTGGACAATAAAACCAGCCACGACTGCATTATTCGTGACCTGCTGCGCTACACACTGGATAACAAGCCGGTCGGGCATAAGGTGCCTTACCTGCAGGGACCCGGGAAGATTCATTTCTGCTGCCGTTCTACCGAAACCCTGATCCTCAAGTCGTGGCGCGAACTCGGCATCGATATCGACGAAATGGACGAAGGTACTCGTGCAAGCATGGATGGCCAGGTACCGGCGAAAACCTCGTATCTGGAATGGCTCGCGCGCCAGTCAGCACAACGCCAGGATCAGGTGTTAGGTGCCGAGCGCGGCCGTCTGTTTCGAGCCGGTGAAATCGACCTGGCTGATATGTTCACTGACAAAGGCGAATGGATCAGCCTGGAACGCCTGAAGCAGCTCTCAGGCACTGACAACTAACAACCATTACTTTCTTCACGCCCTGGCATCCGCTGGGGCTTTTTTATGGGCGAGGCCCTGCAAAATCCCGAGGGGAAAATATGTTAATTCGAAACATGCTTCTGAAATTCTATGCACCAGAAAGCGGCGGCGAGGGCAGCGGTGGCGGTGGTATCGAAATCACCCCAGAAATCCAGAAGCTGATAGATGAGCGCGTGACCAGCGAAGTCACTGGCCTGAAATCAAAAAACTCTGAGCTGCTGGGGACCATCAAGCAGCAAAAAGAAAACCTGTCTCGCTTCGATGGTATCGATCCTGATGCTGTACGAGGGATCCTCCAGCGTTTTTCCGACGACGAAGAGGCAAAGCTGATTGCCGCCGGGAAAATCGATGAGGTGCTCGATAAGCGCACCGAGCGTTTGCGTGCTGACGTTGATAAGCAGATTAAAGCCGCAAATGAACGTGCCGACAAAGCCGAAGCGTTCTCAAACAAATTCCGGGATCGAGTTCTGGGCGATGCAATCCGTGCAGCAGCTTCAAAAGCTGGCGCGTTGCCGGAAGCATCGGACGATCTGATTCTGCGTGCCAAAGGCACATTCCAACTCAACGACGAAGGCGAAGCCGTAGCAGTTGATGCAAATGGCGATGTTCTGTTCGGTAAAGACGGCAAAACTCCATTAAGCCCGCTCGAATGGGCTGAGTCTCTCAAGGAGACGGCTCCGCATTTGTTCCCTCGTGCAGAAGGCACTGGTGCGGGCGGACACAAGCCAAACGGTGGTGGCAGCCTGAAACGTTCCGAAATGAGCGCCAGCGACAAAGCGGAATACATCCGCAAGCATGGCCAGCAGGCCTTCCTCAAACTTCCAAAATAAGGGATTAACCCATGTCTACCACTGTTAATAGTGACCTGATCATTTATGACGACCTGGCGCAGACCGCTTTTCTCGAGCGCCGCCAGGACAACCTGGCTATTTTCAACGCGTCCTCCAACGGTGCGATCCTGCTGGATAACGAGTTGATTGAAGGCGATTTCCGCAAGCGTGCCTTCTACAAGGTGGGCGGCTCAATCGAATCGCGTGACGTTAACTCCACCGAAAAGGTGGCGGGTAAGAAGATTGGCGCTGGTGAAGCCGTCTCCGTTAAAGCACCGTGGAAATACGGTCCATACGAAACTACCGAAGAAGCATTTAAGCGCCGCGGCCGCTCGGTTGACGAGTTCTCCGAAGTGATCGGCACTGATGTGGCTGACGCAACGCTGGAAGGCTACGTGAAATATGGCCTGAAGGCACTAACGGCGGCAATTGGCGCCAACGCTGACATGGTGGTAACCGCCGACATAGAGACCGACGGTAAGAAAACCCTTACGCGCGGCCTGCGGAAGTACGGCGATAAGTTCAACCGTGTGGTGCTCTTCGTTATGCACTCTGCCACCTACTTCGACATCGTGGATGAGGCGATCGCCAACAAAATCTACGAAGAAGCGGGCGTGGTGGTCTATGGTGGCCAGCCAGGCACGTTGGGTAAACCTGTGCTGGTGACTGACACCATGGATGCTGATGCGATCCTTGGGCTGGTAGCTGGTGCGGTTACCGTCACCGAGTCTCAGGCGCCGGGGTTCCGTTCCTACGACATCAACGATCAGGAAAACCTGGCCATCGGGTACCGTGCTGAAGGCGTTGTAAATGTCGACTTGCTGGGCTACAGCTGGGACACCTCGAAAGGTGACAACCCGGACCTGACTAAAATCGGCACTGCAGGCAACTGGAAGAAGCATTTCACCAGCAACAAATCAACGGCAGGCGTGCTGATCAAACTGGAATCCGCAGCGGGGGAGTAACGCTGTCAGCGGATAAAACCTCCGCAACCGCTGACAGCACCGATGCGGTCACCATTTCCCTGAAGTACACGCTAAACGGCGCAGGTGTTTCCGGCAAAACCGTTGCCTGGAATTCAACGGGCGGCACGCTTAGCACGGCCAGTTCTCAGACCGGCTCTGCTGGTGGGGCGACGGTCAAGCTCACCTCTGATACGGCAGGTACTTTCACAGTCACTGGTACTGTTGATGGTATTGCTAAATCGAGTGAGGAAATCACCTTCACCGCACCTGCTGCAGGCTAACCGATGGGGCGTAAGCCCCATTCAACGGATGCTCAGATGATTATTACTGATATCACCGCCGCTGACGTTACCAGTTACGCCAGCGAAGATGAACTGGCGTCATTTGCCACGCTGAGAGGAGTTGAGCTGCCTGAAAAGCTCACACCGTTACTGATTAAGGCGATGGACTATCTGGAAGGGCTTGATTGGGTAGGTTCCAAAGCAGACCCTCGACAGCCGCTGGCCTGGCCACGCGAAAATGTCATTCTTGATGGACACGACTTCCCACCCGACCAGGTGCCGCGGCAGGTTATCACCGCACAATGCATGCTGGCTATCGAGGCGATTGATGGCGATTTGCTTTCAAGCGTTCGTGAGGCCGCGGTTAAAACCGAACGTGTCGAAGGCGCCGTAACCATGACTTATGCGGTTGCCGACGGTGAGGCGTTTACGCCAACTTACCCGGCTGTAATGGCTATTCTCGGCGACCTCGCTGGTGGTCGTGGATATACAATCAATGCTTTCGCGGAGCGCGCATAATGGCCATCAACTATCAGCGAATGCAGGCGACAACGACTCGTTTGCTCAAGCAGAACGGCATTGCGTACAACGTCACGCGTAAGGGCACGTTAATCGTCATCGGTGGTGTGGAGCATCGTTCCGAGGATATCCAGTTCACCGCCACAGGAGTGAAGACGGATTACTCGCCAGGCGAAATTGACGGAACCGTCATTGAAAACGGCGATATTCGGATTGTCTTCACCGCTGAGAAGGAAATTAAAACCGGCGATCTGATCGTCGTGGACGGCGTAAGCCATCGCGTAGTTAAACCTAACCCCGTGAAACCGGGCCCTGTGGTGATCTGCTACAAAGCTCAGTTGAGGGCATAACATGGACGATAATAAGGCGTTCACGGCTGCCATCACCGCTTTCGTGGACAAAGCCAAAGCGAATCAGGAAGCGGTCGTACGAGCTGTCGGCATTCGGATCCTTAATCAACTGGTGATGATGTCACCTGTCGGCAACCCCGAACTCTGGGGCATCAACCAGACGGCAGCTTCTTACAATCAGGCGGTATACGACCATAACGAAGCGCAAAAATCGGACCCTGCAAACCTGACTAAAACCGGACGACTTAAGAAGAAGGCTCGGCTGGTGGATGGGATGGATATCAAAGCGCCGCCCGGATATACCGGTGGACGGTTTCGGGGCAACTGGCAGGTGTCTTTTGATGCACCGACCACAGATGAAACGGGCCGTGTAGATAAAACCGGAAATCTGACAAAAGCCGCCGGCAGTTACACACTGTCGCTGTTCAAAGTCGGGATGAAGGCTATTTATTTCTGCAACAACGTCCCTTACGCGTATCGCCTGGAGATGGGGCACTCTTCCCAGGCTCCGGGAGGGATGGTACGCATTACTGCTGCTGAGTTTCAGCGATTCTTTGAGGAAGCAGTAAGGGAGGTGACTAAATGATTCCCGATATCGCGGCGGCGCTAGCCGCAAGGCTAGGCGAGTGGGCTGATGCTGAAGGTATCCCGGTTGCCTGGGAAAACGTGCCTTTTACACCGCCGTCTGATGGGCTCTATCTTGCAGTCCATGACATGCCCGCCACGCCGCGTACGGTAGACCTGGGATTGCGCTGCCGCATTTATTCAGGTGTATACCAGATTAACGTTGTGGCCCCAGCAGGTACAGGCCGTACCGATGTTGTGGCCTTGGCTAATCGCGTGGCTGAATTGTTTCCCGAGGGGAAGGAGATTGAAGGCAGGGGCTTTACATGCTGGATTAGCAGCGAGCCTGGAATATTCCGCGGGATCCCTACACCAGTGTCCTACACCGTCCCTGTCAGCCTGAATTATCGGGCAGACACTACCAGCTGATTTCCTCTCTGATGTCCCACAACTGACCGGCATTGAGCCGGCTTTCCCGTTTCTAAAGGAGTAACCAATATGGGCTTTGCATTGCCTAACGGCGCCCACGTCTATCTGGCATCGGGCTATGGCCCAGCCATCTCTTTCACCGGGGCGACGAACGCCGAAAACATGGTAATCACCGTGAGTGAAGCGGACGCACTCACGGTGGGTGATATTGTTCATGTGAACTGCAACTGGTCCGGTGTTGATAACGTCATTGCAAAAATCGATGCGATTGCCGAAAGCGCCGTAACTCTTCGCAACATCAATACCACCAACAAAAACAAATATGCCGCTGGTGGCGGTACCGGTTCGATCCGCAAGGTGCTTGAATGGACCGAGCTGCCGCAAATTACTGAGGTGTCGAAATCTGGTGGCGATCAGAACAGCACACAGATTCAGTTCCTCAGCGATGATCGCCAGCGCAACCTGAATACCTATAAATCCGCAGTCTCCCAGACCTACTCGATCGCGCATGACTCCACTCTCCCCGTATATCCGCTGCTTCGCCAGTTGGATGAAGACGAAGAGACGGTCGCGGCTTACATGTACGTGCCGAAGGCGAAGGAAAACCGTTACTGGGCGGCCACGGCGTCCTTTGACGATACGCCAACTACTGCAGTTAACGAGGTAGAGACTGTGAGTGTAGTGCTGAACCTGCAGTCACCGGCGATGACGTTCTACAAGGTGACTGACGCTGCAGCCTGACCCGTCAGCGCTTTCACTATTCCATGCCTCCCATCACGGAGGCTTTTTTTTCGTTAAGAGGTATCGATGGCGACCAAATTCACCCTTCAGCCCAAACCTACATTCAAGGCCAATGTCTCGATCCCCCGCGCCGGCGATGAGGATGGCGTGCTGACGTTCACGTTCAACCACAAGCCACTTAAAGAACTGGCTGACCTCGAAAAACTCGAAGGTAAAACCGCCACTGATTTCCTGATGGAAATCATTTCTGGCTGGGCACTTCCCGATGCATTCAACGCGGAAAACCTGTCGGTGCTGCTGGAAAACTATCCGGCGGCGATGAAGGCCATCCCGGAAACGTACTACCGCGAGCTGATGGGGCAGCGAGAAAAAAACTGATAGCGGTTGCCTCTGCGTTCTATACACCTGAACCCACAGCGGCAGACCTGGCGCCTTACGGGCTTACGCCGGATGACTACGATGATCAATACATCGACGTCTGGCCAGATGTATGGCCTTCATTCCTGGTGTTTCAGGCTGTCAGCACGCAGTGGCGCACGAGCATGGAAGGCGCATCAGGGCTTGATTACAACGTGCTGCCCTGGGTGATGCGCCTGCATCACGTCGAGGACGAGGCAACCGCGCTTTCGGACATCCGAATCATGGAGAGCGCCGCACTAAAAGTTATGCATAAAGAGAGGGCGGAATGAGTAACGACATCGCCACGATTTCCCTGCGCGTAAATACCAGTGAGCTGGAGCGCGGTAATCAGGCACTTGATCGCTTTCAGGAGACTGCGTCCGCCGCGGCAGGTAAAGCGGATGACCTTAACAGTACGTTCCGCACCGGCATCGATAACCAGAAGAAGAACAGCGAAAGCCTGAAGCAGCAGCGTCAGGAACTGCAGAACCTGCTGAATAAAATTAGTCCGGTAAACAAGGCGCTGGATGAGCTGGACACTATCCAGGAGAGCCTGGCGAAATTTCGCGGTAAAGGGCTGGTGGGAGACGAGGACTTTACTCGCTACAACAGCGTGCTTGAGACGACGCGGGCAAAACTGGCACAGGTAATGGAGTCTGAGACCGCCGAGGGGCGGGCACGCATTGAGCAGGCTCAGGCAGCGCAGCGGGCAGCTGCGGCGGGCAAAACCTTTATCGATTCGCTGGAAGAGCAGGTCACAGCAATCGGAAAAACGCGCGCAGAACTGTTAGAGCTAAAAGCAGCCCAACTTGGCGTTTCCGATCGTGCTGCACCGATGATCGCCCGACTGAAAGAGCAGGAGGAAGCGTGGAAGTCAGGAGCGATCAGCGCGGGGCAATACCGCAACGCGATGCGTTATCTACCAATGCAAATGACCGACATCGTAACTTCATTGGCGTCCGGTATGCCGGTTTATATGGTAGCCATTCAGCAGGGCGGCCAGCTGCGCGATTCGTTTGGCGGTGTAGGCAATGCTCTGAAAGCGATGTTGTCGATGGTGACTCCTGCCCGAGTGGCCATTGGTGGTCTGGCTGGCGCTGTACTGATTGCGGCCAAAGCGGGAACGGACTATTTCACCGCCTACGACGAAATCAACAAGGCTATTATCAGAACTGGCAACATTGCCGGCACGTCAGCGCTCCAGATCATGGCTTCCTCCCAGTCTATTGCTGCCTCTACTGGCGCTACTGTAGGAACCGTTCAGAGTTTGATGACTGAGTTGGTTGGCATGGGATCGCTGACACAGCAGCAACTTGAAAAAGCGGCGGGCTCCACGGCGCTGGCGGTTCAGACCGGTATAGTCTCGGCGCAGGACATCGCCAAAGCCTATAAGGACATCGAAAAAGACCCTGTTAAAGCGCTGCAGAGTCTCAACGAACAATATAATTTCCTGACCGTTTCACAACTTAAGCATGTTGATGATCTGATAAAGCAAAAGGACCAGACAGCGGCCGTTACGCAGGCAATGGACCTGTTTGGCAATACGATGGCAAAACGTGGGGAGCAGGCTTACGACTCGCTGACACCGTTTGGTCGCCTGTGGCTGGATATCAAAGGCTGGGCGTCTGAGGCCATGCAGAGTATCGGTCAGTGGGTAGCTGAGCTGGTATCAAACACTCTGAAGGAATTCAACGCAATTTATTACAGCGTTGCGATCGTTTTCCAGAAGCTGAACCAGATCATTTCATCCTCTATCGCTGCCGCGATTAACCTCGTTCCCGACTGGGCGAAAACAGATACTTTGCAGGGATGGCAGGACTACAACGAACAAATGGCCGGCGCTTATGGCGACAGCGTCTCTCAGTTGAAAAAAGACTGGGATGCGGCTGATATCAGTGCAGGTAAATACCTCGATACGACCAGAAAGATAAGTACCTCAACCACCCTGAAGGATCGGGAAGGAGTCGCTTCTTTTGGTAAAAAGACCAAAACCGGAAAGCAGGGCACTTTATCTGCGGGCGACCGCAGCACGGATGCTGCCCAGGCCGAGCTACTGGCGCTTCAGGCACAGTTACGCGCGCTGCAGCAGCATAAAGGGCTGAACGACACTATTAGCCAGCAGCGCAAAGATCTGTGGACGACTGAAGCGAAATTTCAGGTGCTGGAGGAGGCCTCGCATTCACGTTCACTGACAAAGCAGGAGCAATCCCTGCTCGCGAGTAAAGACCAGGTGCTGCAGTTAGCGCGGCAGAAAGCCCTGTTAGGTGATCAGATTGCCGCACAGGAACAGCTGAACAAGCGCATGGATACCTCGCAGAAATACGTCACGCAGATGGCTGAGAAGCAGGCTGCATTAGTGAGTGGTGGCGGGATGAGTGACCGCCTGTCACAACGTGAACTGGCAAAGAGCCAGCTTTCTTCTGGCTGGATCAACTCAGGCGGCACGCTTGACGACGAGGGTTATCAGAAACAGCTTAAGGCAGCTAATGATTACTACGATGCAGAGGACAGGTTACGTGGCGACTGGCTGACCGGCGCGAAAAAGGGCTGGGCTGAATTTGAGGACAGCGCGACCAATGTTTACTCGCAGGTGCAGACGATTACCAGCAATGCATTCACCGGGATGGCCAGCACCATGACTGATTTCTTCACCACAGGTAAATCTAACTTCTCAGATTTCCTTTCCACTTTCCTCAAGGGCATCGCCCAGATGCTGACACAACTGGCTCTGGTTAATGGAATGAAGTCAGCGTTTGGTGGAACGGGTATCGGCACGTTCTTTGGTTTTTCAGGCGGTGGTTTGGTTCCCGGCTTTGATGGCGGCGGTTACACCGGTAATGGTGGTAAATACCAACCGAAAGGCGTTGTACACGGCGGTGAGTTTGTTTTTACGAAGGAAGCGACCAGTGCGCTGGGTGTCGGTAATCTCTATGCGCTTATGCGTGGAGCTCAGGGATATGCAAACGGAGGTTATGTTGGCACAGCCCCAATGTATGGGTTGCAATCCCCGGCAACTGGCGGCGTAACCGTTCAAACGTCCGTGGTCGTTCATAACCAGAACACTCAGCAGCAGGCATCTGGTAACAACGACGCTATTTCTCGGGCTTACAAACAGACTATCGATCAGTCTGTTCGTGCTGGAATTGCTAAGGAGTTGCAACCCGGAAGGTTGATTTGGAACGCTATGAAAAGCCGTTGAAAAATTGATAGCAGTCCCTAGTTTGAGCCTGCTATCACAGGATTAATTATTTACGTGGCAGATACTTATGGGTTGTATATGTCCCACCCTTGTGTGAGGAGCCTTTCCCGTTTGTATAATGACCACGAGAACCTTTTGCATAAGTGATCGAGGGCGCCACAAGCATTAAAGAAAGAACGGCAACTAGTAGTGTTTTCATAAGAACTCGCTGTGTAGTGAAGTAGTGTAAAAGCCATTCAAATATACGTAATGAATAGGCAGTAGGAGAAAAAATTCTTTCTGGCACTATTCGAATTCAACCCGCTTCCGCGGGTTTTTTTATGCCCGGAGGAAAAGTGACGATCGAAACATTTACCTGGCGAACCCAGATTCAAGCGGGAATGGAAGGGGAGTTCACTTACGCAACACGCACTGCATCCTTCGGAGACGGCTTTGAACAGATCGCCGGTGAAGGCATCAACCCTGAAAAACAGTCATGGCCGATGACCTTAACGGGGAAAAAAGCTGAGATGCTCGATGCGCTGAGGTTTTGCCGCAAGCACATCACAAAATCCTTTATCTGGACGTCTCCTGTTGGCGAAACCGGTTTATACCGGATTGAAGCTGATTCTATTAAAGCCCAGCCGCTCTCCAGCAAAGTGATGACCATAAAAGCAACCTTCAAACAGGCATATGCACCATGATTACTGAAGATTATCAACGCCTCGAACCGGGTGAAAAAATACGTCTTCTTGAGGTAGACGGTTCTGCGTTTGGTCTGGACGACGTTCTGCGCTTTCACGCTTATAACCTCCCGCATACTGAAGAAGAGATTGCGGCTGCTGGTGGCGACGAATCAAAGTTAAAGGCGAAGAGTATCTGGTGGCAAGGCGAAGAGTATAGTGCCTGGCCATATAAGCTTGAGGGACTGGAAACTTCAACCGATGGCAATAGCGCCCAGCCGACGCTAACCGTTGCCAACATTGACAGCTCTATCACTGCGCTCTGTCTGGCCTATGACGATATGCTGCAGGCCAAAGTAACGATTCATGACACTTTTGCGCATTACCTGGATGCACGTAATTTTCCGGATGGAAATCCCACTGCAGATCCCCTTCAGGTGAGGAAACGGGTTTTCTACATTGACGGTAAAAATAGTGAGTTGCCCGGCGAGAGTATTGAGTTTGTTCTTACCAGCCCGATGGACCTGCAGGGATTGATGATCCCGACGCGCCAGCTTCATTCCCTGTGTACTTGGTGCATCCGGAATAAGTACCGCACCGGTGATGGATGCGATTATACCGGCATGCTTTACTTCGACAGAAACAACAATCCGGTAAGCGATCCCTCATTGGATGAATGCAACGGCACGCTCACCGCATGCAAGCTTCGGTTTGGTGAACACAATGAACTTCCTTTCGGTGGTTTTCCGGGAACATCTTTGATCAGGAGCTAATATGCGTCAGAAAACAATTCAGGACATCCTGGCGCATGCAGCGAAAGAATATCCCCGCGAATGCTGTGGCGTGATAGCGCAGAAAAGCCGGGTTGAACGCTATTTCCCATGCCGTAATCTGTCTGCTGAACCAACGGAACAGTTTCACCTTTCACCAGTGGATTACGCCGCTGCTGAAGACTGGGGGACGATAACGGGAATCGTACATAGCCACCCTGACGCGACGACCCAACCAAGCGAACTGGACAAGGCTCAATGCGATGCAACGTTGCTGCCCTGGCATATTGTCAGTTGGCCGGAAGGAGACTTTCGTACCATTTCTCCCCGCGGAGAATTGCCGCTGCTCGGGCGCCCGTTTGTGCTCGGACACTACGACTGTTGGGGGCTGGTGATGAGCTATTTCCGGCAGGAGCATGATGTCGAACTTCAGGATTACCGTGTTGATTATCCCTGGTGGGAAAACGACTATCCGGACAACTTCTATCAGGATTGCTGGTATGAGTGCGGATTCCGTGAATTCGACGGGCCGCCAAAACCTGGCGATATGGTGATCATGCAGGTTCAGGCTGATAAGTGGAATCACGCGGGGATTCTGCTGGAAGGCAACATGCTACTGCATCATCTTTATGGTCACCTCAGTCAACGTGTGCCATATGGAGGTTACTGGATGGAGAGAACCATGAAAATTGTCAGGCATAAAAGCATAATCATTCAGGAGGGATAATGTGCGAATCCGTCCGTACTGTTCGCCTATATGGTGTTTTGGGTACTACGTTTGGCCGCGAATTCCAACTTTCGGTAGCATCACCTAAAGAAGCCATCCGCGCATTGTGCGTTATCGTGCCAGGCTTCGAGCGTTTTTTGAATACCAGTAAGCAGCGCGGGCTAACTTACGCTGTATTCAGTGGAAAGCGTAACCTGAACGATGATGAACTCTCTATGGATCAGAGTAGTGCTGATATCCGTATCGCGCCGGTTATCCTCGGGAGTAAACGTGGTGGAGTATTCCAGACCATCTTAGGCGTGGCTTTGGTCGCAGTTGGTGCTGTGGCGTCATACTTTGGCGGTGGTGCTGTCGGCGTTCCTCTAATGCAATTTGGCGCTGCGATGGCCCTTGGTGGTGTTGTACAAATGCTCTCTCCACAGACAACCGGACTTGCCAGCAAGCAATCGGCAGACAACAAGGCCAGTTATGCTTTTGGTGGGGTAACCAATACGACAGCCCAGGGTAATCCGGTACCAATGTTATACGGTCGGCGTCGCGTAGGTGGGGCGATCATCTCCGCCGGTATCTATGTAGAAGACCAGCTGTAAGCAGGGGCTAATATAGTTTAAATAAAGCGGGGTATACCCGCTTTACTAAATCCTATATTTTCATAATTCGCTTTAAATTATTGTACGTGACGAGATTCATTTTCCCCCAACGGCGGTCGTTGTTATCGTAATCGAACCACTTATCGAACAACTCAGCCTTAGGTTGACCTGTAACATTTCGTACGCGGCGAGTAAGGCCAGAAAATACACCTCTCAAATCATCTTCATCTTCTCCGATAGCTTCAGCGATATCGTCGAAGTAAAAGCCATCTTCACCTTCATTCAGCATTGCTCTAATTACAGCAAGACTTTTCTTGCTTATTTTATTAATGAGTTCAGAGGCTTGTGAAGAAGAAAGATCTATCGCAACTCCATCATTATTTTCGATTTCTTCATCTTGGAATAATTGACTGTGAATAAATGCTGCAATTTCATTGCGCGTAGTTTTCGTAAAAGACGCTAGATCTTCTTCTGAAAGAATGATGTTAGGCATAACCGAAATCAACTCATGTTTGTTTGTGTTTAATGACATTAAACTGATTGTTTAATGCAATCAAGTGATTTTTAGTGTCGTTAGGTTCATTTAAGTGAAATCTAATGTCGCATCTGTGTTAATGTGTTGTTTAATATGGTTTTTTATGAAAAATAAAAACATCAAAGGTCGCAAAGGTGGCAAGTCTAGTTCTCGCACACCGACTGAACAACCAGACGATCTGCAGTCAGTAGCCAAGGCAAAAATCCTTCTCGCGCTGGGAGAGGGGGAGTTTGCTGGTGGCCTCACTGCGCGCGATATTTATCTCGATGGCACCGCACTTGAGAACGCAGATGGTTCACAGAACTTCAGCGGTGTGGCGTGGGAGTTTCGTTCTGGGACTCAGGCGCAAAAATACATTCAAGGGATCCCGGGTACCGAAAATGAAATCAATGTAGGTACCGAAGTTTCTAGCGCTACAGCGTGGACGCGCACGTTCACCAATACGCAGCTTTCAGCTGTTCGCCTGCGTCTAAAATGGCCTTCTCTCTTCAAACAGGAGGACGATGGCGATCTGGTTGGCTATTCGGTCAACTACGCAATTGACCTGCAGACAGATGGCGGTACCTGGCAGACGGTGCTAAATACCAGCGTGACCGGGAAAACCACCTCTGGTTATGAACGCAGCCACCGTATTGATTTACCTCAGGCGGGCAGCACCTGGACCATCAGGCTGCGCAAGATTACAGCTGACGCAAATAGCGCGAAGATTGGCGACACGATGACGCTGCAAAGCTTCACAGAAGTAATCGACGCCAAACTGTGCTATCCGAACACCGCGCTACTGTACATCGAATTTGATTCGAGCCAGTTCAATGGCTCAATACCGCAAATTTCCTGCGAGCCTCGCGGGCGTGTTATTCGTGTGCCCGATAACTATGACCCGGAAACACGAACATACAGCGGCACCTGGACGGGCGCATTTAAGTGGTCATGGACGGATAACCCTGCGTGGATATTTTACGATCTGGTGGTCACTGACCGCTTCGGCCTTGGTAATCGGCTAACAGCAGCCAATATCGACAAATGGACGCTTTATCAGGTCGCTCAGTATTGTGATCAACCGGTACCGGATGGTAAGGGTGGTAGCGGAACTGAACCCCGTTACACCTGCAACGTATACATTCAGGATCGAAATGACGCCTACACCGTCCTCCGAGACTTTGCCGCCATTTTTCGAGGTATGACGTACTGGGGAGACGACCAGATTGTTGCCCTTGCAGACATGCCCAGAGATGTCGATTTTACCTACACGCACGCTAACGTAGTCGACGGCAAATTTGTGTATTCCAGTAGCACAACTAAAAGTCGCTACACAAACGCTCTTGTATCCTGGTCTGATCCGGCAAATGGCTATGCTGATGCAATGGAGCCAGTCTTCGAACAGGAGCTGGTGGCACGCTATGATTTCAACCAGCTTGAGATCACTGCTATCGGTTGCACCCGGCAGTCTGAGGCTAACAGGAAAGGGCGCTGGGGGATCCTGACCAACAATAAAGATAGGATTGTAACGTTTGACGTTGGTCTGGACGGTAATATTCCTCAGCCGGGCTACATAATTGCTGTTTCTGATCGAAATCTTTCAGGAAGAGATTTAGGCGGTCGATTATCCGCGGTTAATGGGCGTGTTCTCAAACTTGACCGGGTACCAAGTGCTAAGGTCGGCGACAGGATAATGGTAAACCTACCGTCGGGTATCACTCAATCCCGAACGATTCAGTCCCTGTCCGGCGAAATGGTCACCATGACAACCGCCTTTAGTGAACTTCCGCAGGCTGAGGCTGTATGGGTTATTGAATCTGATGAACTCTATGCGCAGCAGTACAGGGTAATTAGTGTCACCGATAACAATGACGGGACATATACCATCACCGGGGCAAATCATGATCCGGATAAATATGCCCGAATTGATACTGGTGCCATCATTGATCAGCGGCCGGTGAGTGTCATTCCTCCAGGTAACCAGTTGCAGCCAGCCAATATCGTGATCGGCTCGTTTTCGGTGGTTCAGCAGAATATCAGCGTCGAAACCATGCGAGTGAGCTGGGACCAGGCACAAAATGCCATCGCCTATGAGGCGCAGTGGCGCCGCAACGACGGGAACTGGGTTAATGTGCCGCGCAGCTCCACCACGTCATTCGACGTCCCGGGGATTTATGCCGGGCGCTACCTGGTGCGCGTGCGCGCCATCAATGCCGCTGAAATTTCCTCAGGATGGGGATATTCGGAAGAGAAGACGCTGACCGGCAAAGTAGGAAACCCACCTAAGCCAGTAGGACTCACGGCCACGGGCATTAACTGGGGCATTCGTCTTAACTGGGGCTTCCCGGCAAACACCGGCGATACGCTTAAAACGGAAATTCAGTACACAGCCAACAGTGACTTTTCGGATCCTCTCCTGCTCACAGACGTGCCTTATCCATCTGCGGAATACACTCAGCTCGGCCTTAAAGCTGGGCAGGAATTCTGGTACCGCGCGCAGCTGGTTGACAGAACGGGTAACGAGTCCGGGTATACAGAATGGATCAGGGGGATGTCTAACGATAACGCCGATGATTATCTGGGTGATATCGCAGACGATTTTCTTACATCTGCTGATGGGGAGCGCCTCACTGGTGACATTGATACCAACCTCGAGGGAATTCTTCAGAACGCCCTGGCGAACCACGGAACAGTCGAGCACCAGTGGGCACAATATGGGGAAGTGCGTGCCGATATCCTGGTTGTCAAAACGACCATTGCTGACGTGAGCCAGGCAATGGCGGAGATGTCCACTCAGGTGCAGGCGCAGTTTAACGATATGACTGCAGCTCTTGAAGACAAGCTGACTGCAGTCGTGGACGCCACCGGTGCATCAGCTATTTATACGCTGAAAACGGGTGTCAGGATTAATGGCGTGATGTACAACGCCGGGATGTCGATTGCCGTCCTGGCTGAGGCAGGAAAACCGGTAGTAACTAGGGTTGGTTTTAACGCTAACCAGTTTGTGCTGATGAGCGGCAGTGGTGGCACCCAGTACTCTCCATTCGCTGTAATCAATGGCCAGGTATTTATCAGCTCAGCGTTTATTCAGGATGGCAGCATTACTAACGCGAAGATAGGTAATTACATACGCTCATCAAACTATGTGGCTGGTCCTGGTGGTGCCGGGTGGAATATTGATAAGGGCGGGAATTGTGAGCTTCATGGGGCGCTTTACGCTACCAGCGGCAACTTCGCGTTCACCGGTAACGGTAACGGCGTCACCATTGACGGGAAGGGAGTAAAAGTCGACCTCGGCGGTGGTGATATGATGATTCTTGGGGAGTGGCCATAATGCCAAGAGGATTACGAATACCTTATAACGACGGAGGACCGGCAATGGAAATAACAGCCGGGCTCCGCTGCCCTTCGTTTTGCCAGAATGTTAGTGATGCCGGTTCGGGGAACCAGTTCACAATTAACCAGCGAGTTGATGGAAGTCAGATCGTCCTTATTCCGCGCAATACTGTCGACAGATTTTGGGTGGGCACCAATCTGATTCCAACCATTGTCATGCTGGATGGTTTTACCGTAAACGGCAATACCATGACCATGAACAACTGGCGGAGTGATGGCCTTGGGAGCTCTCGTACTTTTGCCTCATCAATCTGGCAAATTCTACCGACCTCTTCAGGTAGGGGATTGCTGATTAAGGACAGCACGGATTTCCTCTCAATCACTGATGCAACGATGTCGGGATACTGCGTCTGGCGCGGTACCGTCACCTTCACCGGAAGCTGGGCTACCCCAACGACAAACATCTCCCGCGATCGTTATATGGTGTTCGCCAAATGGAGTGCTGATAACGTTACCATCGAATTCGACGGCTCGAATATTATTGCAACAAAAGACCACTCCGGCCTCGATCAGGATGCTACGGTCACCATGCAAATCGCAATTTTTGCCAGTGGCGTAAGCCCGACGCCTGGGAGGGGGCTAAATATCATTAAGGGAGGTGTCTGTGTGTTCTCCACCACGCGCAGGCCATTTGTGTACCGGAACCAGACCTATACACCATCATGGTCAAATACCGATATTGGTGAGGGCATGATTTTACTTGGCCGCTATGGCTATAACAGCGAGGTTTACTCCGGCTGGGACTATTTGAAATGGGCGGGCCTGATCCGCAGCGGCAATCTGGTGCGTGCCGGGAGGGGAAGAAATGCTGCTTCGTGGACATCGAAATACAGCGTCGTAGGACGAAGGCTGGCAAGTCTATCCATCCCCGTTATTGATGCAATTTACTGACAACCCGCTCCGGCGGGTTTTTTATTATCTGAATTCAGGAGTCCATTATGTCGGCAGGAACCATTACCCTGACAAACGGGTCCGCTATTGTTGGCGGTTCCGGAACCTCATTCGCAACCGAACTCGCCGCAGGTGATTTCATTGTTTCGACTGTGGGCGGTGTGCCGTACACGCTGCCGGTGAAAACGGTCGACAGTAATACCCAGCTGACGCTGGTCAGCAACTATACCGGGCCTACTCAATCCGGTGCGGCCTGGTCAGCGGTTCCCCGTGTGGCGCTGAACATGGTCACTGCCGCGCTGGTGGCGCAAAGTGCTGAAGCGCTGCGTGGACTAAATTACGACAAACAGAACTGGCAGCAGGTTTACAGCGCAGCCGGAAACATCACGGTGAAACTGCCAGACGGCACTACCTTCACCGGCCCATCATGGAAATATCTGTCTGACAATATGGCAACCAAGAGCGGTGGGGCCGTACCTGTTAACCAGGGCGGTACCGGTTCGACAACCGAATCAGGCGCTCGCAAAAACCTCGGT